CGGCAGATCGAGGCCATCACCCAGGTGCCCGGCCAGTAACGACCACCGCCGCTGGTGACAATGCCCCGCTCGACAGCAAAGTCCGGCTGGTTGCCGATCAGCGAGTTGCGCAGGTCATCGATGATGCGGTGCACCGCGGCTGTCTGGTTGGGTGTGTAGACGGCACCGTCGAGCGTGCGGCGGTTGCTGGTCAGCAAATCCACCCACTGCTGCGTACTGAGCTCATCGAGCGCGCGGTACTCCGGGCAGCGCCAGCAGGTCATCACGGTTTGGTCGTTGCCATAGCGCCGGCAGGTGCCGTGGATGGCGCAGGCGTGCAGCTCGGTGCCTCCGCCGCAGCCGACCGGACAGGATGACTTTTGCTCCAGCTTGTCGCCAAGGTATTCGCATTTTGCGCGGCCACGGCGCGCGCGTTCTTTGGCCATGTCGGCGGCGCTGGCAAAGGTTTTGCCTGGGATGACTGGTTGCGGCTCGGCGGGCCCGTCACCGCCCCACAGCTTGCGGTAGCGCTCGTCGTGCGTGAACAGCTTGCAAATGTGGCAGGCGCAGTGCTTCGGATTGTTTGGGCAGGGTTTGATCACGGCAGGGCTTCCGTGATCACAAAACTTCCAGTAATGCAGTCCAGGTGATAACTGCCGTCGCTTCCAATTACGCAAGCGTAAAGGCAATTGCCTGCATAAGTGTTTTGGCTTGAATCAAATACCCCTGTTATTTCCACCGGATCACAAGTGACGCTTGCCTCGTAAAAGTACAAAGTCAGATAATAGCCGTCTATTCGCAGCGCTATGAATCCAGTTCCAGCCTTGTTAATCGCGAAATAGTTGCATCCTGGTATTGAGTCGTAGCAGTCTGTGCCGTCATTGCGAAAAATTTGCAGGCATGAACTTTCCCAGTTCTCGCTGGATATGTTGTCACCGATACAAGAGATTGGCAGCTCATATGTCGCCGACAGCATGTCGCAACAATCAGAGCATGTCGTGCGGCAACTTCCGCTAGAACTTCCAGAGCTGCCTGTACCTTCTCCGTCAACTACTCCGCTTTCAACTGGCAAACCAGATCCAGAACTTCCACTTCCGCAACTGCCAAGTGGAGTGCCGGTGCAGCCACTCCAGCTTATATTTACATTGACAACAAATGATGTCTTGCAATTAGATACAACTGGATTTCCTGGACAAATATCAGTAAAAAAACCACATTCACAACTACCGCTTCCAGAACTACCACTACCGCAGCAAGTGCAATTTCGGTAATACTGAAAAAATGTCGGCATTAAGCTACTGTCCCGCCCGGAATAGTTAAGGTTTTTTTAGTTACAACTAAAGTGCTGCCTGAGCAGGTGACATCCGTCACAACCGTCTGGGTCAGATTGGCGCCTGCCACGCTTCCCGCCACCACCCACAGGCCCGCGGCACTGCCTGAGCTGCCACCGCTGACGCTGCCGCTGCCCTCGTACCAGCCGACGCAAAGCGCCACATACTTGTTGCCATTCGTCAGGCTGGCACCGTTTGGCTCGATGACGCTGACCACCTCGTAGTCGGACCATGTGGCGGAATAGGCTTCTGAATTGCGGCCTAGCAGCTTGGCCGGGTAGGTTCCGTCTGACTGCTTGGCGCCGGTGACTTGCACCACGCGGACTGCTACGCCTTGCACCTCATAGCTTTCGGTCAGGTGCTCCCGCAGCGTTGGCGCCATGCCGCCGCCTTCAAACGCCTTGAGCATCTTGCCCAGGCGTTTGATGGTCTCTAGTTCCAGCGAATAGCCTGGCATCAGAGCGGGCTCGGGAAGGACACGGTCGGGTAGATATCCCAGGCTTTGTAGTACGGCTTGGCGTTGGCTGCGAGGCGGTTGGTGTTGCCGTCCATGAGCACAGGCTGCGTCACCGGTTGCTGCCCTGGCGGATCAGTGAACGGCGTCCAGCGCGTGCCGTCCCATCGTCGCTTGCCGGCATCGAGGAGCACCAGCTTCCAGCCGAGGACCGGCCAACTGCTGCCGAGCTGCACCCAGCCGCCGGCGTAGCTGGTGGTGCTGGGCCTGAACTCAAAGTTGAGCGTCCAGCGCCAGTAGGCCACACCGTTCTCGTACACTGCTTGCGCATTCAGAGAATTGAGGCGGGTAGTTTTGGCGGCCAGCGAGATGGTGGCACCCGGTGGCAGGATCGTCAGCGTGCTGGCGTTGAGCTTGCCGACGCAGCCCATCCATGTCTCGCTGGGTGGCGTGGCGTTGTTCAATCCGATGGTGATCTGAGCACCGAAGCGTTGAATTTCGGCAGGTGGCAAGAAGTTGTCATAGGCGCTGTTCAGAATCGCATTGCCGGCAGCATCGCCGCGCAAAGCCTCGGGGTAGGCCACGGTGCTGATCTGGTAGTCGCGTGGCCTTGAGAGCGGTGATTGGACCCGGTCGGCGGGTGCTTGGCCTTGCTGCTGGGTGTCGATGGCCGGGTTGCCAGTGGCACCGGTCGAGCCGCTCGTACCACCACCGCCACCGCCGACTGCTGTGTCGGCGTTGTAGGCATAGTTGGCGGTGACTCGCCAGAGCAGAGGATCGCCCTGGTCTTGATCAACGCTAAAGCCGACACAGTAGGCGAGCGTGTCCTCTGGATGCACCGACCAGACCAGCGGCAGGCTGGGATGGCTGCCGGCGTAGTAGGGACCGTAGCCAGCCGAATCGGTGCGAACGAGGAACACACGCTTGTAGGCGCGCTGGTAGCGCTGATCGACGCTGCCGCTTCGTCCTTCCGCCAGTTCGGCAAAATAGGTGTAGGCCACGGTTTCCCCTTAGTTTGGCAAAACTGCGATGGCAGGCAGCTTCATCCCAGCCATGGCCGCGACCAAAGCCGCACCCTGGCGTGTCTGTTCCTTGAGCTCAGCCACCATTTGATCCTGCTTGTCGGTCTGGCCGCCCATCTGGTTGCGGATCATGGCTTCCACAGCCGCGGCAGACCCGGCTTGCAGGCGCTGCACAGTCATGTCTTGGGTGGCAGCCAGTTGTTTCTGAGGCACATTTACATTGCGCATAAAATCCAAATTTGGATTTTTGAAATTAAATGCCTCAGCGTTGCCACCTCTAGCTACATCGTTTTTGTTTGCGCGGTTGCGAATTAAATCAAAGAATTCCTTGGTGGCTTCCCGAATTCCGGCGGTGTTGTCTTGTCCAAAAGCTGCCGCCGCTGTAGCCCGTTCGTTTAAAGCATTAAATTCAGCACGCGACATCAGGCCAAGATCGCGCTTGGACATTGCCCATGCCATGGATCCTGCTCCAGGCGAAAACAGCTTAACAATAGGCGCCATGCCTTCTTTAAGAGTTTTAACCATGTCCAAGGCGCCATTGACCAAGGCTTCAGCCAGGTCAAGCGTCATGTCACGGGCTGTCTTGAAGTTTGCTTCTAGATTGTTTCCATCACCACCTATGCGTGCAAATCCCTCGACGATTTGCTTGACAATTAAACCGATGGCCTCGACTACACCGCGCAAAGATGCCAAGAATGCTGGAAGGTTTAGGCCATCAATAAGGCCTTTACCAATGTCTCGAAACAATTCAATCACACCTTGCTGCAACCGAGAAAACTGGCCTTCAAAACTTTCAAATAACTTCTTGGCCGCCTCGATGGCTTCCGGCGTTTTGACTGCATCCTGCATGGCAAGCACAGCCGTGCTGGCTTGCACTGTGCGGTTTTCAACCGCTTGCATGGCATCTTCGACGCTGTGGAACTGGCCGGTCACATTGGACAAGCGCTGCGCCAATGCCTCGTACACCTTCAGGCCGTTGGACTGCATCTGCTGCAGCACCGAGGCCTCAGCCACGCCAGACTTGACCATCTGGCTAATGCCGCCAGCCAATTGATTCAGGCCGCCTTGGCCAAGCAGCGGCGCCACATTGGCGAAGGTGCGCATCAGCTTCTCGGCGCTGCCTGTGTCGACGCCGGCTGTGGTCAGTTGCTGGAAGCCGCTGACCAGTTCCGTGAGCGGCACGCCCATGTCGCGGGTGATCTGGCGCAGGTTTTCCAAGGATTTGGCGCCTTCGTCAAAGCCGCCGGCCAGCAGGCCCATGCGGGTCTGCATTGTTTCCAGCTCGCCGCCAAGCTTGATCATCTCGGCCACTGCCGCGATTGGCGCGCCGATAAAAAACTGCGTCACACCGCGCAGCATCTCAAAGCCAGACTTGACATCATTGGCGCCCTTGAGCGCCTTGGCCAGCCTGCCGAAGGCGCTGCCTGCCTCGTCAGCGGATGTGGCCGCCTGCTTGGTCTTCTGCGCTGTACGGGCAAGGCCGGATTCAGCCTCCTTGCCGTTCCAGCCCAGGTTGATCGCCAGCCGGCTGATTGTGGCCATTCACCCTGCCTCCTGTGGCCTTCAAGTATGCCAGCAGCGCCTCACGGTCTGCCGGCTGGGAGGATTGATTGAACTTGGGAAGCCAGTCGCCTACCTTGGTGTTCTTGCACCACGGCGCGGCGCTGGCGTATGCAGAGATGGCGTTGAGGATGTCGAGTCGGTACGGGCCCCAAGGCTCGATACCCAGCATGGCAATCCATTCGGAGAGCTCGGAGCTGCTCATCCGCTCACCCAACTCGGCCACGGTCATGCCTAAATGGCCGGCTAAGGCAAACATCAGGCGGCGGGTGTTTCCGCCTGGTCCTCGGAGTTTTTTTCCAGCTCGTCCACATCGTCCTTGGTCAGACGGTTCAGCCGCATGGATGCCTCGAAGATGCGATCCATGGCCGATGCCGGCAGCTCGCCAAGCTGGTGCGTGTCCGCATCGGTGAAGAGGCGTTTGCCTTCGGAGTCAGACAGCGTCAGGACGGCGAGGCGGGCCCGGATGTTGGCCATCCGTGCGCCGCCTTTCTTGTCCAGGCTTCCCGCCTCGAAAGCATCCCGCTCGCTGGCGGTGATTTCGCGGACGAAGACGGTGCCGCCCCACTCCGGCACCTTGATCTCCTCGACCTTTCCCCGGCGCTTGCCGAGGATCTCGTCCCTGCTCAGGCCCATGCTCACCCCCGTTAGGCGCTCACCTGCATCGTCACAGTGAAGCGCAGCACATCGTCACCCAAGGCGATCTGCGGATCAGTCACTTCCATGATGTAGCCGGTGTAATCCAGCAGATCGTCGATGGTGCTGCCCGGCAGGTCCAGATTGAGCACAGTCTGCGTCTTGTTGGTCTGGCGCGCCTTGATCACGGTCAGGTGATTGGTGGCGGTTGCGGTGTCGTCCAGGTAGCACTCAAAGCTGACCGTGCCTGGATCAATGCGCGCGGGAATGCGCTTCAGCACGCTGTCGCCAAGGCCGGTGATCTCGCCCATGGCCTGCGAGCGGGTTGCGCCGGTGATGCTAGTAACATTCAAGGTGATGGAGCTGGCACCGCCGACATCGGTCAGCGTGGCGGTAGTCCCGCTGGGAAGAACATAAGCCATGGCTGGCCTCCTTATTCGGTGTAGGTTCCGACTATTTCAACGCTGATTATGCGCGCGCTCTCGTCCGATCCGTCCTGATAGACCTCATTGGCGCTCACCTCATCCTCGATGCGCCAGTGATGGATAAACAGGCTGCCGACAGTTTGCCTGCTTGGCGTCGATGTGATCTTCGAGGCGATCCAGTTGGCGCTTGCTTGGGCGCTGCTGCGGGTTTCGCCAACCACAGTCACTTGCACACGCTCGGTCGTGGCCGCCACTACGCCGGATGTCAGGCGCTGCCTCTGCCGGCTCATCGATTGGTAGACAGCGTAAGGCTGGCTGGTGTTGCCCTGCCCCGTCTGGTCGGGCGAGATGCCGCCTGGCAGGTAGGTGCTGTAGCCTGTCTGCGCCGCCAGATAGGTGCGGACTGCCTGGCCGAGTACGCTCATGCCATCGCCGCCTTTCTAGCCAGCGCCTTTTGCAGTTCCTCACTCAAAATTCTGGCGGTGATGTCTTCCACCTGGGACCGGTTGGCATCGAGCGCCGGCTTGAGGAATGGCTTGCCTGCCACTGGCCGCAGCTTGCCGCTGCGCCAAAGCTTGGCGGTGAAGCCTTTTTCCACCAGGTGGCTGTAGTTGGTCGGGTTGACTGGCACCAGCACATTGCGCTGCGCCTTGTGGTTGCGTGTGGGCTTGTGGTAGGCCTTGAACGCCATCACCTTGAAGCCTCGGCGCGGTCCGATCAAGGCGTACACGGCGCCGGTCTTTTTGTTGGTGGCAACTCGCACGCCCAA